AACATTATTGATTCTCATACGTACCTCACGGCCTTGAAACCGGACAGATGTAGGATTGCTTAATGTAAAAGCCCCATGAGATGTTTCATCCCCATTGGGATAGAATCTAGTTTTAAATTCAGCGTTAACCTGGCCTTGTGTTTGTTCATCTGGAATGATCTTATTGACATGCATAATTTGCTCACCGGTTCCAAGTTGTATGGTTCCAGTTTCTGCATATGGAACTTGGCTATCTCTTAGTTCACCAACTTCTTGCTCCATTAGCATGTACTCCATCCTCGTCAATACTGCCTTGTTATAGGTTCCTAATTGTTGGGCTGCATTCGCCCCGGCATTGTGGGCTGCGCCGCCACTACTAGTAGCAAATGTAACCAAACCACCTTCAAGGAAACCTGGGCTAGGCGGATTAGGAGGGCTAGGTGGGATCTCAACGTCTATAACCTTTTCATTAGTTACGCTTGGATTAGTTCCACCACCACCGGCCGCCGTTCTTAGCCCTAAGTATGATGCCTTAATTTCAGCGGAAGTAATTTGCGGCGGTGCAAAATATGATGAGAGGCCTAACCCAAAATTAATACCGGCATAACTGACTAAAGTTCGTGCGGCAGTACACGTAAGTATCTTTGTATAAGTATTAGTTGAGTCTGCCTGGTAGGTTGTACTGCCAGAGGTACCATCTCCATAAATGGGAATGCTTTCACTAACAGTGGTGCCATTAGCATTCAACCCGGAAATGGTAATAGTGTACAGAAGGCCACTACCTATGCTCCCTACCCCAGAGTATTGGTAACGTACTTTTTGCGCCGGGAATTCAACGCTATTATATACATTGCTTGAACTAGTCTCTACTGCAAGGTACCCCAACCCATTAGCACCCACAGACGCAGAATTTAATAAGTCTTTTGTGCCATTCGTTGCAAATGGGATGTATCCGCCAAAAGTACCGGTACCATAGCCACATATCGTATGTAACTGAACCACATAGTTCCCTACGTCTGCAATATTTGGGTCAACATTAGAGTCCACCAGGACATTTAAAGAAAGTCTATTCCTGGCAAGATTATTGTCGAAATTCTTAGCAGTCGCATGAATGGGTAATTGGAAAATACCGGCATCAATCCCACATGTCCGCCCAAGTGAACCAATAGCCCAAGTGTTATTGGCATAGTTCCAACTTACATATTTATTATTTTCGGTGCCATCATTAGATGGGTAATACCAGATGACTTCGTCATATTTTGTGTTTGTCACCGCTGCTATTTTAGAAGACTGGTTGAAATTAAGTTCTGAAAACACATGGTCAGATACGTCACATTTTAACTCCTGGACTCTACCACCGCTAAATATATGGAAACCGCCATGCCCCATCCAGACTACACCCATGTCCAGTTCTACTGATGCCTGGGCTGAAAATATACCACATGAGGATCCTACTTTTTGGATACTGTGTACATATGGTTGCCCTATATAAATAGCCGTATGGGCATCTTGGTCAGTAATAATTAAAATGCCGCCTCTGATTTTTTCAGCGCATTTAATTGTACCCTGGGTTTCCAGGCCAATAGACCCGGCTTGATTTGTAGCAGTACTTGTCCAGGTGGTAATGTCTTCCTGGTCACTCCAGTGGACAGTCCTGGTTTGGAATGCGAATAAAAATCTTTCGTTACTGACAATAACACTTTTGACGCTAGTGGGAGCGGTTGCATGAACTACTGTAGCCACGTTACTGGTACTTAAATCCCATTCGTATATCTTCCCATCATCAGCCGTATTTGCGATTAGCTTTTCCCCAAATGTCGTAAGCGACCAGGTTGTTGCGTCTTGCAGTAATGTTGACGTATTAAGAGGCGGACTAGAATATATGCCACTATTGTAAAAACCACTTCCATACCCGGTCATACCGGCAGCATCAGAACGTCCAATAGTAAAACTTGCCGGAGTAATGTCATAAACGGCATTGCTAGCTAGGATGGCAAACAAATGCTTGTAGGTGCCACATGCCATATAACGTGAGCCGCTATTTGATTTCCAGGCTATCAACCCACGTATAGGGTCATCAAAGGCGCGTCCTAGTCTATTCCGCCATCCGCCTACTGGTTTAAGAATATTATCGTGCCAACGACATAAATTAGAATCTTGCCATCTTCCGGCCGACTCTAAATTGGTGCCGTTTTTAAATAGACCCGGTTGTATACTTAAAGGTATTATTGCCATTTAGTAAGCCCATGCCTTTACGATTAGTTGCCATTTACCTACCGCACCACCATTCGTATATCCGGCGTTTCCAGTGCCTTTATTTGGCAAGTGATAATAGCCAGTTCCGCCATAATATAGACGCATGGTAGTCGTGTTCCCACTTTCAACAATCACGTAAGGAATAGAATTTGTTTCCGCAAAGTGATCTTGCCAATGAAGAATATCGCCGGCTGCATAGCCCAAATCTGGGGAGGTACACTTAAAGAGTATTTGGACTAAATCTGGAGCAACGCTAGTAGTACTTGCACCGGCTGCACTCCCTTTGGCTTTTAGGTTATGTGTCAGCGTCACATATGAATTAGCAGATGGGGTTAGAGCCGCAGATGTATAAGTTCTAGGGATATAGCCTATGGCTAATAAGATTGTTTGTGTAGAGGTGTAATAACCGGCAATCGTTGAAGTACTAACGTAATTATTGCCCACCCAGGTTTCAGTTGCGTATCCGCTTAAACTACCACCGGCGTCATCGTCTGCCCACTCTACCCCATTACCCCCGGAATTGACTTTTAAGACCTGGCCGCTTGATCCTAGGCTTGTAGGCGTTTCACTTAGATCTAATATAGAGGGAGTCGCGAACTCTGTAGCATTAGCAGCGGCATTTACGCGGAGTACTTGTTTAGCAGTACCCAGAGAATTCGGGGTATCAGTCAAATTAGAAGACACCACACTTGTAGGCACGGCATTTGAGACTGTTTTAATCGTTGTGTCTATTGTGTCTAAACCAGTATTGATTGTACTGCCCCAGGTATTTTCCGACCCACCAACATCAGGTTTTTGGATATTATAATTTGTCGTATTAGCCATTGTGTCTCCTTATGCAGCTAACTGGAAAGGTAAGGTATTCGTCCAGGTTTCATTTGGTTTCGCTACGTTTGCCCATGTTTCGGTTGGCTTTGAGATGTTTGTCCAAGCCTCTGAAATGTCTGGCTCATCCTCCCAATACTCTCTGCCAGTTACACTTACTGTCGTTTGTAAGGTAGCAGCTACAGTTCCAACCCTTGTCGTACTAAAGCTTGCACTCATAGAACTATTAAAAGTCGCGGTACCGGCCATTGCAAATTGGGCAAAGGTAGTTCCAGTAGTCGTTGATCCAATATTCGCGGCTACCTCTGCAAATCTTACTATTTGAACAGTTCCCGATAACGCAGTACCAGACGCCGCAGATACAATCGCCGATCTAGTTCTAAAGGCACTAATGCTTGTTGATGTTTGCGTATTTGCGTTAGCTGCTGCTAGCCTTAAAGCTTGTGAGGCTATTGATAACGTAGTCTGTGAAACTGCATTTACTGGGGCAAGTCTTATTCTAATGGCACTAACTGAAACGACAGTATTATCAAATAAAGCAGCGTTATCCAGTCTTACTCTTCTTGCCCCTATTGATGTAGCCGTTTGAGACTGTAATCCAGTAGACGCAGAAATGAGTTTACTAAAGGTTGGGCTTACTGATGACTGAATCCCAAAAGCTGCTACTGCATGGCGCGTAGCCCCCATAGAGGCTACAAGGCTAGACTGCATATGGCAGCTTACTTGCGCTTGCTTAACCGCTACCCCCTGGGAGGCATAAGGTGATTGTGAATATGGGGTTATGCCATACATCTATAAATCCTTATACTTCTCCACAAATGCCGTGGCACTCGTTATTAATACGTTCACTGAATTGATATGATCTTGAGTTATCGGAGTAAGCCCATCTGCATCATAGTCTGCCTTTATTTGATCAAGAGTTTTCCCATCGATCATATTTTTAATGGTCGCTATTTTGGTTTTCAGTTTAAGCACATCACGAGCCTCAATGTCGTATATGTCCACCTCGTCAGTCTCTTTATTTAAAGACCCTTGCAATCCGACCATTGTAACTTGTATTAAATTATCTAACATTTGCATCTGCTTTCTAAATCAGCCACCTTGGCCGATAGTTCCTGTATCGCCTTAACTAATGCCGGAACTAATTTTCCGTAAGACATTTCCAGTCTTTCCGGAT